GGTTAACCTGGAATCATACGGGGTCCAACTCTCCGACGAGATGAAAGAGATCGTCCCAGAAGAAACGCTCGGGGAAATCTTGAAGGTCGCCAATGAGTCCGCCCACCTTGGCCATACGCCAATGGTCAACGCGATGGTTTCCAAGTATGCCGAGATCACGGAAGGAATCGAGAGGCAGCTTGCGGAACAAACCGTAGAGGAGCAAAAGGCAGCACTGGAAGCCAGCAAACAAACCTTGCACTCTGATCCAAACTTCCAAGGAGACAAGATGACGGCAGCGATTCAGACCGCAACAAATGGTCTGAATTCATCACTCGAAGCTCTCGGGGAAGACCCGAATTCAGATGCTGCCAAGGAAGTCGCCCGGAATCCGCTCATGGTTCGGATTCTGCACTACTTTGCCAGCAAGATGGGACAGGACTCCACCAACTTGGGGAATCCGGTTGCCGATCTCCGCTCCGGAGAAGAGCAGGTTGACGACATCATCAACAACCCTGCAAACCCGCTCCACAAGCCTTATCATGACGGAGATGTCTTCGCTCAAAAGAAGGTCCTTTCTCTCATGGGCGCGAAATAATCTCCCTTAAGACATAACCCCTGACCCCGTGGCGGAACACAGAAGACCGTCACGGGGTTTTTAGTGGATCAAAACATACGTTCCCTCACGGCAGAAACGCGGTCAAATTGAGTTCGATAAGAGACGAAGACAATCCCGGTCGCAGTAGTCTGAGTCTGTCCTGTGTGGGATTTTTTGCATTCATCTGCGACCGGGAACCTTCTCAGATCTTATCCGCTAACCGGAGCGCACCACCGCAGGCCAAGAACCCCCACTCATGGGGACAATCGATGAGCTGATTCTAATAAAATCAAAACATCCACTACCATGAGTGAATTCGATCCAATTACCGCACAGGCTTACCAAAAGGTCTATGCCAAGAACTTTGAGCATCAGGCTCAACAAAAACTGAAGCGCGTTGCGCAGTATGCTCGAACTGAGTTCGGCTGCGTCGGTGCTTCCAAGACCCACAACACCCTCGAAGAAGAGGACATGACCGAAACCACCGGTCAGCGCATGGGTCTCACCCAACTCTCCGAAGTTGCCGGAGAGATTCGTCACATCTTCCCACGGAAGTTCAACTCTGCCAAAGGGCAAGACCAGTTCGATCCAACCCTTTTGGCTTCGACCGTTCTTCCTGGTTCCACGATCATGGAGGCCCAGACCGCAGCGTTTAACCGGACTTGCGATGATGTCTTCATCACCGGAATTACCGGGAACAACAGCACCGGCGTCAATGCAGACACCACAGAGGCCCTCGCCTCGGACATGGTGGTTGCAAAGGACTACGTTCGGACTGGTTCCGCAGCCAATTCCAACCTGACAACCGGGAAACTTCGCTACCTCAAGCGTCAGTTTGAGAAAAACGAGTTTTACGGACAGGACCAAAAGGCAGCAGGGGCCAAACTGTGTTGCGCAATCAACGCCGACATGAAAGACGCCATCATTGCCGATGAACTGATCTCCGACGCTGACAAGACCCGAATCAACAAACTTGATGACGGCGACCTTGTCTACTGGATGGGGATTCACTTCATCCGGACTGAGCGCGTTCCTCTCGTTGAAACCAACGTCTACAACGCTGTGATGTGGGTGAGCAACCTTGTCCAGTTTGACGAGTGGGCCGGAGCCGTCCACCGCATCTCGGAACGTCCTGATCGCTCCTACGCGATTCAATACTACGTCGAGAAGATGGTGGGAGCCTGCCGCCTTGAACAGAAGTCAGTCGGAACCATCGCCTGCCAGACCAACCTCTTCACCTAAACCACTAGAAGGAGACCAATATAATGCCAACTGAACGAGCATCCGCAGCCGAGGCCCTTTACCTCGCCAAAACCCAAGGCAGTCGCGTCGGCACCATCCGTGGTGAAGAAGTGAACGCCGATCTTAACCTCATCGTTACCAAAGTCACCCTTGTGGGTGACGAGTCGGCAAACGATGTCATCACCCTGACGCCTCCCCTCAAGCAAGGGCAAGTTCCGGTCCCTGCCTTGTGCAAGGTCGTGACTCCCTCCTCGTTGGGAACCGCGCTTTCGGTCAAAGTCGGAATCGATACCGACGACGATTTGATTTGCGGGGCGACCGCCATTCAGGCGGCAGGCGTGATTGATAACCTCGGGACCAATGAACTCACCTACGAGAGCATTGCGACCGGGAAAGAACTCATCGCGACCGTGACCACGGCGACCAGTTTGACCGCTGACGCCACGGCCACGTTCTACATTGTCACCCGCTCGGTCTAAAGTCCGAGTCCACCAATAACCACGGAAGGCCCGATCCGCTAGAATGACGGGTCGGGCCTTCATTATTTCCAGCCATGACCAAGACCGAAGTTGCTAACCTTGCCCTCTCAAGACTGGGGGCTTCTTTGATTATCAGGCTGGGAGATGACACCTTACCTGGGTCAAAAGAAGCGGATCTGCTCTACGAACCCACCCTAGAGGAAGTGCTCCGAGAGTTTCCTTGGTCATTCGCAGAGAGGGAGGCAGACCTTGCTCAACTCAGCACTGCGGAAACAGCCCATTTCAACTACTCATTTCAGCTTCCCGCCGATTGCGTCCGGTTCCTGACGCTCCAGACTGACTACCGAGATCTTCCAAAGAATGAATTTCGCAGGACTGGAAGCAAGATCCATTGTGACGCATCCACAGCAAGGGTCTCCTATATCACGAGTGATCTGGAGCCAGACGACTACGATCCCGACTTCAGGAATGCCTTCGTTACGCTTCTAGCATCCAATCTGGCAACCCCTTTACTCCAGTCTCCAAACATGGCGCAGGCATTGAAGGACGAATACTTCAGGGTTGCCCTTCCAAAAGCCAAGACCGTGGACGGCAGGGAGACTGACGCCAAAGAAAACCACGGAATTGCCAAGTCGATCACCACTAGTCCTTTTGTTCAGGCTCGCTACGTTCGCCGAGGCCGTTACATCCCGCGCTCTTCTTCCTGATGCTTCACCATGTCCAAAACGCGTTCAACGCTGGGGAGGTTACTCCCTACATTAACGCGCGCGAAGAGTTAGAGGTCTATCAGTCCGGCTGCTCAAGGATGGAGAACTTCATCGCGCTTCCTTATGGTGGTGCGAGATACCGGCCAGGGACTGAGCTTATCAACGAAACCAAGTCCTCTGGAGAGGTTCGCCTGTTCGGTTTTGAGTTCTCGACCGAGGAAAGGCACATCCTTGAATTCGGAGCGGGTTACATTCGTTTCTATCGATGCGGCCTAAACACGGCAGAGCAGATCGAATCCTCTCCTGGTGTCGCTTTTGAGAGGGTGACGCCCTATTCTGTGGCAGATCTCAACGAGCTTCAATTCGCGCAGCTCAACGACGTTGTCTTTATCACCCATGCCGATCACCCGCCTTATCGTCTTTCCAGGTTTGCGGAAAACGATTGGGTGATGGAAGAATACGAGCTTTCCGAGCCTCCCTTCCTTGATGTTGAGCTAGACTCAACCAAAGCCATCACAGCAAGCGCGGAGACTGGGTCAGTGACCCTTACCGCGGCGAGTGACGTCTTTGATTCCGACCATGTTGGGGCAGTCTTTGAATTGGCATACAAGCGGGAATCGACAGAGCTTCAGGTGTCCCAAGACATCGTAGGGGGCGGATCAGATTCGCTCACCGTTTACGATATTCGTAGCTCTTCAACCACCGCCAGAACAGGCCTGAGCAATAGCGACCCGATCCGGGTTGAAGGGGAGTTTACCATTCAGACCTTTGGGGAATGGACGGCAGATGTCCGGATTCTTCGCCGCTATCTTGGCTCAACGGAGTGGAATGACTACCTTTTCTTTGATTCTGCCGATGATCGGAACGTCAATGAGGCCTACACCATCGACGCGCCTGCGGACTTGATGATTTCGGTTGAGAATCACACCTCTTCTACCAATGCGCGAGCGGTCCTGTCTGTCGCTGATCCATTTATCCGAGGTAGGGTGAAGATTGATGCCGTGGCGTCTGCGACTTCTGCAACCGGAACTGTTCTCCGGAAGCTGGCTCCAGGTGCTTCGACGGAGTGGAGGGAGGGCGCATTCTCGACCTATCGCGGCTTTCCCCGTGCTGTTACATTCCACGGGCAGAGGCTTTGGTTTGGCGGGACTGTCTCACGGCCACAGACGGTCTGGGCGTCACGGATTGACGGCTTCAATGATTTCACCCGAGCCTTTGCGACAGATGCCGTAGCGGACGCAGACGCCCCCTTGTCTTTCTCCCTGTTCGCCGATGAGCATAACCGGGTCCAGTGGCTTTCTTCAAATAGGTCGCTCTTAGCCGGCACAACCGCCGGGGAATTTGTCATCACCGGAGAAACCAGAGAGGAGCAGATCTCGATTGATGACTACACCATTAGGCGGCACACATCAAAGGGGTCCAAGGCATACCAGGCACTCTCAGTCGATCAGGCGGTTATTTTTATTCAGAGGCAAGGCCGGAGACTTCGGCAGCTTGGCTACAAGTTCGAGGATGACGCCTACAAGTCCGACGACGTAACGATCTACTCCGAGCACTTGACACGGGGCAATATGAAGGAACTGGCCTTGCAAAGGCAACGCGAGGCGATCATTTGGGGGGTTACCGATGACGGCAAAATGATCGGATGGACCTACCGCCCTGGGCAACCATTCTTCGCTGCCTATGAAATCACTTCTCCGGATGTCACCTATGAAAGCGTCGCGACAGTCTACGGGGACGGCGACGAGGACGAAGTGTGGATCGTTGTGAATCGTGGAGGGTCAAGATACATTGAGCGATTCCGGCCAGATCAGATTCTCGCGCAGGAAAAAAACACTTTGGCAGACCTTTGGTTTGTCGATTCTGCCGTCTCTTACACCGGGGCGACTGCAACTTGCACGGGTCTAAGTCACCTCGACGGAGAGGAAGTCAGCGTTTTTGCCGATGGATCATTTGCGGGGACCGCTACGGTAGTTTCAGGACAGATCACCAACCCGTCGCCAACGGCATCAAAGACCGTTGTGGGTATTCATTATGGTGGAGAGATTCAGACCTTGCCGGTGGAAGTGGGAACCGAGAACGGAACCAGCCAAGGACGAACAAAGCAGGCGGGCCGGGGAGTGATTCGTCTCTTCAAGAGTCTTACTGGAGAGTGGTTCACATCCCAGAGCACACAAGCTCACCCTTTCCAATCTCTCAGGCCAAGTGACAGCTTAGTCGAGGCCAGAGACCTAGCAGATTTCGACACTGTTCTCGAATCACATTCTGGCGTGACCCGATCCCTAACTATCGGAGTCAGACAAACAAAGCCTTATCCAATGACCGTGCTTTCTATCTTGGCAAGAATCACCCTGAAGGAGAACGCATGAACGAACCAGCAATAACTCCAAACCGCGAAATGTTCGACGAACTCGGGCAGGTCATGAAGGGGCTTCAGAAAGCGGAAGTTCCGGTCACTCATATTCAGACGCCGGGACTCTACATTCGCCAAGTTGAGATTAAGGCGGGAACCAAGATTTTGAGTGCTAGACACAAGACAGAGCATCCCTTCGTCATCTCGAAAGGGAAGATCCTTGTTGTGACTGAGGAGGGGCGCAGGGAGGTTTTAGAGGCCCCGCATATTGGAATCACATTTCCCGGCACGAGACGCGCTCTCACAGCTCTACAGGACACCATTTGGACTACGTTTCATCCTACCGCAGAAACGGAAATTGAGAAGATCACAGAATCCCTCGTCGAGCATGAGACAGACCAAGACCTGCTGCAATGGCAGGAATCAACCCCTAAACTAAACGAACCATGTCATTTGTAGCAATCGCCGTTACGACCGTCGCAAGCACTGCGGTCGGAATATATGGACAGATCCAAGCAGCAGAAGCAGCGGAAGACGCTGCCGACTACAATGCCCAGATTCAAGAGGATCAGGCCCGCGTCAGAGAGCTTGAGAATCACGAGACGGTTCAGCGCATGAGAAAGGAGCAAAGGCGAGCCAGGGCGCAAGCTATCG